TGTATCTGAGAATACTATGTATGGTTCACCTGTAGTAGCTCTCATCTCTAATAGTTTAGTCCATAATGATCTAGCTCTAACACGTTTAACTATACTGTCATTGTATGGAGATTCTAATACCCATTCTGAGTCATTGATAACTGCGTTCATAAATCTATCTGAAATAGTTACACCATGGTGTAGTTCCAGTGCTTTACGATTCTGATCACCTGTAGGTTTCCTAATCTCTAAGAACTCTTCTATCTCTGGATGTGACATATCTAAGTAGTTAGCTTCAGAATATCTACGTATACCTCCTTGAGATATAGCATTACACAATGAACCATTAACTTTCATAAATGGAATAATACCTGATGAAGTCCCACCATGTTTACCAACTGGTGCATTCATCTCGCGTACACTAGACCACTCTTTACCTACTCCTCCACCATGAGAACCTAACCAACATGATTCACTCCATGAACCAAATATATCCTCTTTAGAGTCTCCTACTGATCCAACATAACAAGATATAGGTAATCCTCTGTCTGTACCTCCATTAGAAGATATAGGTGTAGATGGATGGAACCAATAATTAACTAAATATTTAGCTATTCTATCTGCATGTTCAGAGTCATTAGAATATGCTCTAGATATACGATTTACCCATTGGTTATAGTCTTCATCTGGTAAGAAATAAGTTTCCTGATACAGAGATTTACTAATCTCTGGTAAACCTTCCCAACCTCTAGCACTCATTAGCTGTTACCAAATAATGATCTAGGTGCTGTAGGTGTTTCTACTTCAACTGGTTCAGATTCCTCTACATCAAATGGTGGAGTATCTTCAGTAGTAACTGATTCTACTTCTGGTTCAGGTATTTCTTCATCTGTAGTTGGTTCATCTGTATTTACACTAGCAGATACTTTAAATGAAGGCACTGGTGCTTTAGTAGGTGTAAAGTCTTCAAATGCTCTAGTACACCCTATCTCTAGTACAAACTCATCAAACTCTTTAGATCCTTCAGATCTTCTTCTAGCACCTGCTATAGAGTTTACTGAATACTCTGATCCAAGATAAAAAGATATAGCTTGTTGCACTTCCTCTGGTGATAGTATAATATTCATTATTTAACTCCTCTTTTTCTTGCTTCATTAAGTGCTTCTTCTAATGTGTCTAGTAGATCTACTACTAGTTCACCAATAGATACTTCTTTTTCTTCTGTACTTGAAATACATCCTGATGCTGCTTTAAAGTCTTCTGCTACTTCTTCAAAAGTTCTATCAGCTAATTCTTCTGCTTTTTCATACTCACCGTCTGTAAATGCACTCATAGTAGACGCTACATAGTGTACAAGTACTTTAATTACTTCTTGAGCATCTTTAGGTTCTTTATATACACCTTCATTTTTAGATGCTATTTGAACTAATATTTCTGTAGTAGCCATAAGTAGTCTTTCTAAAAAGTTAATCTTTTCTGATTTCTTCATAATTTATCCTTAGTATTTAATTCTTAAGTGATGTGCTAAGCCTAACGCATCACACCTACCATCTAAGATACCTCCCTTACTACCAGTTAATTCTGCATCTGGGTAAGTCTTAGATATACTGCTGTATGTGTGTTTCTTTTTAGTAGCTTTAGTAGCTCCTTTGGGCATCACTATTCCACATGATTTCTGCCAAGTCTTAGGTGGAGTAAGCTCGTAAGGTAAGTTAAGTGTCTGTAACATACCTTCAAGCTCTCCTAATCTCTGTCCAAATGTGAACATAGAGGTAACCCCTTGACCTGGCATAGCATGTACTTTCTCAACTGTAATCATAGTTGGTTCACCATGAGTAGATATAATATCTCTAATAAAAGATATATACCCTCTAAGCTCTCCATCTTTAAAGTCTCTGAATGTACAGTTACCTAGCTCATCTAAAGCACATATTGAACCAGATGAACCTGGATCAATAGCCATATAGTATTTCATACTAGTTACCAAATAGAGATTTAGTAGGTTTAGCACTTGCTCCTGCTGTACTAGCCCCTGCTGCTGGTTTAGCACCTTTAGTCTTGTCTTTGATATAGTCTGCTGTATTCTTCTCTACCCATTTAGTATAGAATGAAGCTTCTTCACCAGCTTTAGCCTCTACTACAGTCTGTTTAGACTCAGTGTTGAATGCTTTATTGATTTCATTGAACTCTCTAACATCTGTACCTGCTGCATATGTACCATCTGCTTGTTTAACATTCTTGAACTCTTTAACTTTAATAATACCTAGTGTAACTGGTTTACCAATTAGATCCATGAATACTTGTTTTTTAGCTGGTGCTTTCTTCTTAAGCTCTGGGTTGTATACTTCTACTACTTTCTCTTCTGGTTCAAGTTCTCCAAGTGATTGCCCTGTAGCACATAATACAATAGTGTCTACCATATCATAACCTGGTAAAGTTTTCTTCTCACCTGTTTTCTTATCAATATATGTGTTTAAACAACCTTTAGCTGTACCTGAAGTGATATAAATAGTTTCTGAGTACTGTTTACCATCTGCTGATTTAAACCCTAAATTCATTGAGTATGCACCACCTGCTGACTGATCCAAGTAAGCTGAATCAATAATCATATCGTATGCACCTGTATCTAGAATATATGAACCTCCACCTAGTGTGTCTTTCTCTTCTACTTTAGCTTCTGTATCTCTCTTTAAAAAATTTAATGCCATATTTAATCCCCTGTGTTTAGTTTGATGTAGTCATGCCTGACTGTGTGTTAGCTGTTAAGCACCTATGAATAATATTCATGTAATCTGTTTATTACATGTTGTACATTGTTATCTATATATGTTTCATCTACACTCCACATACCCATAGCTGATCTAATTCGTTCATCTACAGTCTCTTTAGTAAGTCTAGTTTGAAATACATATTTAAAACCTAATGCTTCTTCCTCTGGTGTGATAGTTAATAAGTCATTCTTGAATGATTCAAGTTTCTTAATAGTCATCTTCTTAGTAGATAATACTGTAGAGAAGAATGATTCAATACCTGTATTAGCTAGTGCACCTTTAATAGGTACTTTAGTCTCCATAACCATGTCTGACTCATTCATAATCTGTCTAGTATGAGCTAGAAAGATAACATTCTTACTAGATTTAGCTACATAAGATTGCATAAGATTCTTGAAGTACTGAGCATACTTACTCCACCCATCCATAGTATTAGCTGAACCAATAACATAAATAGATTCAAACATATCCATTAGATACGTAGAAGTATCTATAATGATAGTATGCACATCTGGTAAAGTTTCTGCATGTTCAAATAATTCATATACCTGTAGTGGATCTGTAATAGTAAACTCTTGGAACTTTGACTTGAAGGGAAGCTTTTTTCCTGCCTCGCAATTTGCGTACATAACACCCTCTGGGTTCTGTATGTTCATAAGTGATGCACTCTTGCCTGTAGCACTTTGCCCTGATATAAGGACTAAATGATCATTAATCGTTTGTGACATATGTCTCCTTTAATTTTAATACTATGAGTTTTAAGACTTCTTGATTCGGTCTAAGATATTTCACCACGTATCTCACGTTCTGTAAATTTCTTGGTAATAGTTACCATAACTGTTGAGTGTATCTCATCCTCTGGTAAACCATCTTTGAGTTTAGCATTAAATGCTAGTACACCATTACGTACTGAATCAAGGTCATACCCATTATCCATAAGTGTAAGTGCATAGCGAAGAAGTAAATTGTTCCTCGAGCCAGAACCAATAGATCTATAGAACCAAGCTTCAATAGCTGACATAGATGATATAGCCTGTCTCTCAAGTGTCATCTCTTCAGATTTCTTAGTTTGAGGTATAAAGTTCATAGCATCTAATAATGTACCTTCATTAGTGAATACTTCACCATCATGAGTTTGCCATTTACGTGCTATATCCTTAGTAGCTTCATCTACTTCAAATGGGATCCAAGCAAATAAGTTCTCCATAAATTTAGAATACTCATCTGGTGATAATTCTAAATGATGTGATATAGGTAGAATAACTCTAAACCTATTCTTATCTGCTGTGTGTCTCTTAGTAGTGTACATAATGTACTGATACTCTGCTAGTAAATCTTTAGCTGTAGTAAGTGATACTCCATGATCTATATCTAATACTACTACATTAAAACCTTTAATAGTATTTCCTTTGGATCTATGTCCATCTTTCCAATGATGTGATGTAAAGTGTAATCCTGGCTTACCTACAAAGTCTGCTAGCTGTTTAAATGATACTATCTCTGCACCATAACCATAAGTCATATCTGTAGATGCGCCTACTATTAATTTAGATAAATCCGTCTCTGGTAATGATTCACCTTTAAGGAATTCTATACCATCTACAAATGTCTTCTTGATAATAATATTATTCTTATACCCATATGCTATAGCTAAGTTAAGTAAGTCTCTCTTTTGTGATTCAGAACCTTTATAGAAAGGTAAATCTTCTACTAAGTCTACATGAGTTACTTCCTTACCTATATCTGCTATATATCTAGCTAATTTAACGTATGGTTTATCTCTCTTAAGTATTTTAGCAAATGCATTACCTGAGTCCTCTACTAGCTTAATAGCTGCATGTAAGTGATCCAGTGTTAAAGTAGATGATCCATCAATGAATGCATATGCTCCTGCTAATTTAATAGCTCTGAAATATCTATGAGTAACCTCTGCTTTTTCCATCTCTTGATGGTCTTTAAGTAATTCAGCTCTTCTTTGACAATCTTGCTGATATGTAATAAGCTCAATAGTAGTAGGTTTATCTATAATAATCTGTTTACCAAAGTTAATTTCATGTGCAAGAGTTTCTATGTGATCATGTAGTGACTTAATAGATAAATCTGTAGATGTATCTGTCATCATATCAAATAGTTCTTCTGGTGTTAGTGAATTATCTTTGTGTACTCTGTCTACATAACTAAATAATAGTCTACGTGCATAACCCATATCTAACATACCATAGAAATCTGTTTCTGCTTTACCACCATCTAGTAGTTTAGAAGGTGTACCAAATAAAAGTAAATTAGTAGGTGTAGAACCATCTAATGCTTCATGTCTAATAGACTCTGCTGTAGACTTAGTGATTTTAGGTTTAACTTTACCTACATCATATAGTTCTATAAATGTATTAAGAATTTCTATATTGTTTGAAAAGTTAGCACCTACTTCATCCATCTCT